GTCGGCCAGCGCCTCGGCGATGCGGTCGCGGAGGGCGGTCTGGTCGGACTGGCTGATGGTGGGGTCGGCGGCCGTCTGCTCGCTCAGCGCGGCGATCCGGTCCCGCAGCTCGCAGCCCGCGCAGCCCGCGTTCGCGGCCATCTGGTCGTGCCAGCCGCGGGCGTGCTGCGCGGACACGTAGGCGTCGACGTCCCGCAGCAGGCTGGTGGTGGGGTCGGTCATGGGGTCCTCCAAGAGGTCGGTACGGTGTGGGCAGACCCGGCCGGATAGCCCCCGGCCGGGTCGCGGTGCGTCACGGGGCGGGGGTGGCGGTGGGCTTGTTCGCGTGCTCGGGGCAGAGGTCGACGAGGCAGCCGTTTCGGCGGCGGCGCCTCCAGCCGTCTCGGCGGGCAACGCGGCGGATGCACGCCGGGTCCTCATCGGGGAACTCGGCAGTCCCGTGCCAGTTGGGGCAGCGGCCCTCTTCGTCCTCGCCGTCACACCAGAGGCGGCGGTAGACCTTGAGCGTCATGTGGTTGGCCTTTCGGTGGTGGGGTGTGCGGGCTGGTGGGTGCACGGGGGTGGTGTCGGGCCGGTCGCGGCCGTACCGCACGGCCGGGCGGGCGGACGGGCGGTCACGCGGCGGACTCGTCGTCCTGGACGGACCAGCCGCAGACCCAGGTGTCGCCGCAGCGGGGGCAGCGGTAGGTCGCGAGTACGGAGTCGGGCCCGTCCGGGCGCAGGGAGATGGGCGGTATGGCGGGGCTGTCGGCGGTCAGGCAGCGGTTGCAGGTGTCGAGGTAGTGCATGGCGGTGCTCCTTTCGGTCAGGTGTGGGCCATATCGACGAATCGGGCATAGTGCCCCTGGAAGGCGACGGTGACGGTGGCCGTGGGCCCGTTGCGGTGCTTGGCGACGATCAGGTCGGCCTCGCCGGCCCGCGGGGAGTCCTTCTCGTAGGCGTCCTCGCGGTGGAGGAGGACGACGATGTCGGCGTCCTGCTCGAGCGATCCGGACTCCCGCAGGTCCGAGACCATCGGCTTCTTGTCCTGCCGCTGCTCGGGCCCGCGGTTGAGCTGGGACAGGGCGACGATCGGCACTTCGAGGTCCATGGCGAGGGTCTTCAGGCCGCGGCTGATCCGGGAGACTTCCTGCTGCCGGTTGTCGTTGCGGCCGGTGCTCTCGCCGCCCATCAGCTGCAGGTAGTCGATGACGACGAGGCCGAGGCCGTGGCGGCGCTGGACGCGGCGGCAGTGCGAGCGGATCTTGGCGAGGGTGACGCCCGTGTCGGCGACGATGTGCAGGGGCGAGGCCTGCATGTCCTTGCCGGCCTCGATCAGCCGCAGGACCGCGGTGTCGTCGACGGGGCCCTTCGACTTCATCCAGTGCAGCGGGTAGCGGGCCTGGGCGGACAGGAAGCGCTTCTCGAGTTCCTTGCGGCCCATCTCCAGGGAGAAGAACAGCGTCGGGGTGTCGTTGCGGATGGCGGTGTGCCGGGCGATGTCGCCGGCGAGGACGGACTTGCCCATGGCGGGGCGGGCGGCGATGAGGACGAACTGGCCGGGCTGGAGTCCGCCGGTGAGGTCGTCGAAGTCGGCGAAGCCGGTGAGGAGGCCTTCCTTGGGGCCGTGTTCGCGGATGTCGACGACCTCGGCGACGGTGTCCATGATGTCGGTTCCGATGGTCAGGTCGTCGGCGCTCAGGTCGCCCAGCCCGGCCAGGCCCTCCAGGGTGTCGTAGGCGTCCTGGACGATCTCCTCGGGGCTGCGCTGCCGGTCGTGGACGCTGTGGGCCATCCCGTTGGCGGCTTCGAGGATCTTTCGGAGCGCGGCCTTCTCGGCGACGATCGTGGCGTGCGCTTCGGCGTGGGCGACGGTGGGGACGGCGTTGACGAGGTCGAAGAGGTAGGAGCGGCCGCCGCAGCGGGTGAGGTCGCCGTCCTTCTCCAGCCGGTCGCCGAGGGCGATCGGGTCATGGGCGGCGCCGGTGGCGTGGAGGTCGACGAGCGCGCAGTAGATCGTCTCGTGGGCGGGGCGGTAGAAGTGGCTGGGCTTGACGATCTCGACGATCTCCTCGGCCGCGGGGCCCGAGAGGATCATCGCGCCGAGGACGGACTGCTCGGCGGGAATGTCGAACGGCGGCGGCTGCGGGGCGGGCGGCTCGTCGTAGTCGTGGGTCACGCGTGGGTCCTCCTGTGGTCGGTGCCGGTGAACTTCGCGGCGGTGGAGCCGCCGTCGGCGAAGCGGGACATGGTGCGGGGGCCCAGCGGCTCGAGCGTGGGCAGGTTGGTGGAGATCAACGTCGGAAGCTGGTTCTGCCAGCGGCTGTCGATGAGCTGGGCGATGGCGTCGACGGTCCACGGGTACAGCTGGGTCGCGCCGAGGTCGTCGAGGGCCAGCAGGGGCGCCTCGGCCCAGGTCCGCAGCTTCTCCCGGTCGACGGGCCGGTCGGCGGCGGCCTTGAACTCGAAGTCGCTGACGAGGTAGTAGCGGCCGAACCAGCCGCGGCGGATCAGGAGTTCGCCGATCTTCCACAGGTGCCAGGTCTTGCCGGTGCCGGGCTCGCCGAGCAGCAGCAGGGAGGCGTGGGAGCCGGCGAGGTAGGCGTCGATCCACCGGGCGACGTCGGGGCGGACGGTGCCGTCTGAGGCGAACGCCTTGGGGCGGCGGGCCAGGTAGCGGTCGAGGGTCTGGGCGCGGATCTCGGCTCGGGCGGCGGCCTGTTCGGCGTCGTGGCGGGCTCGCCGCTGTTCGGGTGTGGTCATCAGAAGGGCCTCGAGTTCTCGTAGTCCTCGGCTGTGGGCACGGGCGCTGCGGCGCCGGTGGCAGGGTGCGGACGGTTCGGGCCGGTCCAGCCGCCTGCGACGGCGCGTAGCTGGGGCCCGGGCTGTGGGTCGGGCTCGTCGTCGTAGCAGCCCTTGTTGAGCCAGGTGGCCGGGTACTTCGTGTACTTGGGGTCCTGGCCGAAGCGCTCGCGGGCGTAGCCCTGGGCGGCGTCGACGATGTGCTTGGGGTCGGCGCCGCGCTTGATGGCGGCGATCCAGGCCCTCTTGGCTTCTTCGCGGGCGCGCTTCTTCGGGTAGTTCGACCAGAAGGCGCCGAAGGCCTGGAGGTGGAGATCCTCGGCGGGCTCGTCTGTCTGAGCCGCAGGCGAAGAAGAGTCTTTTAGTAGTTGGTTGTCTGACGGTTGTTGGTGGTTAGGGCGGCGTTCCGTGCGTGACGGACGGACTTTAAGTGCGTGACGGCTAGGCGTTGAGTGCGTGACATCGGCGGTCACGGACTCTGCGTGCGTGACTGTCACGTCTTTTCCGTGCGTGACCGTCACGGACTCTGCGTGCGTGACGTCCTTCGCGCGGGACCGGCGCTTCCTCTCCGCCGCCGCGGCCCGGAACTCGCTCTCCTCGCGCTCGAGGTCGCTCCAGTCCGTCGCCGGCCGACGCAGCTCCATCGCCAGCTTGTAGCGGATGCGGCTCTCGACCATCCCGTCCTTGGCGATCAGCCCGGCCTTCTCCAGCCGGCGCAGGGCACGCTGCACCGTGGTGCGGTCGTAGCCGGTGCGGTACTGGAGGCGGAGCACCGAGGGATGCGCGTCGGTGCCGGCCGGACTGGCGTGCTCGGCCAGCGCCTGAAGGACGTGACGGGCGGTGGTGTCCGCCTTGCCCTTCTCGGTGCGAGGCATGGGCGCGTGGTCCATGGCCCAGGTGACGGCTTCGGTGCTCACAACGTCTTCTTCCTGGCGTCTCGGGTGGGTGTGGTCAGAGCCGGCTAGCGGCTGGCTTTGCGGTTCAGCCGCGGCTTGTGCTGCTTCAGCAGGCGGTCTTCGAGGCGGTAGGCGTGGTCGCGGTCATCGCACGGGTGGGCCTGCCAGCGGACGAACCGCTTACCGCTCTTCTCGTGGGCGGTCATGCGCGGGCTGAACTTGTCCGTGGAGCCGACGTAGACGGGCTCGTTGGCCTCGTCGAAGAGCACGTAGACCACGGGCACGCCGTAGATCGGACGGGGCGCGTTGAGAGGTATGGGGTACTCGCCGACCCAGCTGCCCTCGGGTCCGTTCGGCAACTGCCTGGCCATCTGGGTGAGCCGATGCCAGGAGATGCCGACGATCTCGTCCCACGCCTTCATGGCCCCCGGCATCTCCAGGCTGCGCACTTCCAGCAGGGCCCGGCACAGCTGGTGCTGGGTGATGCGGCCCATGCGGTACTCGGTGCCGATCCGGTGGAGGGTCTGGGTCAGTGCGCTCTTGCGGGCTTCCGCGAGTCGGCGCTCCTTGTCCTGGATCAAGCGGATGTGCTGCAGCGTCGCCTCGATCGAAAGGGTCAGGTCGTCAGGCAGGTCGAAGCTCATGCGGCACGCCCCAGTCCGGCCCGGGCGGCGCGCTCGCACCGGATGACCTGCAGCTGGTCGTTGACGTACTTCTCGGTGTTGCCGAGCCGCTTGGCGATGGCGGGTACGGACTCGTTGAGCAGGTAGAGGTGTTCGATCTCCCGCTTGCGGTCGGGGTCGCGCTCGTACTTGGGGGCGGCCTCGAAGGGGGCGGACTCCTCCGGCTCGCAGTGGGGGTCGTCGATGTTGTCCCAGGCGAGGGGGCCGTACCACTGCTTGGCCCGGGCGACATTCCGGGTGCGGCTGGTGTGCTTGTTCACCGGCGGCGGGCTGAACGCGAGTTGCGGGTAGGCCGCGGTGATGCGGTTGGCGAGGTCGCGCCGGATGCTGGGCTGGCTGCCGTTGGCGATGCTGGCGATGCGGTTCGGCGAGGAGTTCACCGCTTGAGCGATCATGGAGTACGAGTGGCCGACGTAGCAGAGGGCGCGGACTCGGCGGCTGCTGCTGGTGACGTCGATGTACTGGCCGGGGTCGCCACTCGTAGGCGGGGCTACGGCGAGGATCTTGGCTTCGGTCTCGTGCCGGATCTTCTTTCGTTTGCCGTGGTAGATGGCGATGAGGTTGCTGAAGGGCACGCCGGTTACGGAGGCGAGGGTGTCCCAGCTCATGGAGTCGTGAAGCTCGTGGAGGTGTGCTTGTG